TACAGGAAGCGATCGCGCATCTAGGCGGTATCTCTGCCACTTCAAGGCGTTTCGGGGTCTCCCGTCAGGTGGTTCACAACTGGACAAAAAGAGCTATTCCTGCCGATAAGGTGTTAATTATGTGTGATCTAGTGGGTCACAAGGTGAGTCCCTCGGAACTAAGACCTGATGTTTTTACCTTAAATCCGGCCTGTCGGAAGCCGTGAATTCCGACTACTTTCATCTCCTCCTAGTAATTGCCCCCCACCAGTTGGGGGGCATTTTTTATATGGAGTTACCGTCATCGTGGATTGTATTGGACGATATTGGATTCCAATTCGGTTCCCTAATTAAGTGATGAGCCAACAACTCGAACTAATTATTTCAAAACTTGAGAAGGTCAGCGGCAGTCATGGCCGTTACAAGGCACGCTGTCCTGCTCACAATGATCGCGGCCCATCCCTGTCAGTCGCAGAGGGTGATGATGGTCGAATTCTTATCCACTGTTTCGCTGGTTGTGACGTCCACCAGGTAGTCAGTGCTGTTGGACTGCAACTGACAGATCTGTTTCCGACTGATGATTATGTTGATCGTGTTAAATACGACCGTAAGCCTCGACGCAACTACCGAGCGATAGTCGAGAACGCACGATATCCAGCAAGGCTGTTAGCCGTTTATGCCAACGTGATTTATGCCAGGTGGGATGAACTGGCGAAAGTCCTCGACCTCGATGACCATGACAAACACATCTTCAAGGGGTGTGCTGATGATGTTATGGAGATATTGAAGGATGAGTGAATTTGACCGGCAGTTCCAGAAACTCGAAGAACAGATAGCGCGGTACACAGCTCCAGTTGTAGACGGTATTGGAAACGGCGCTGATACCAAACCCCGAATCAAGTTCGATGATTGGTCAATTGACCGCTATGACGGCTATGCCGACCCGATAGAGTGGCAGATCGAGCCGGTTATTCCCAAATACTCAACATGCCTGTTTGCCGCCCAGGGCGGTCTCGGTAAGTCTTACCTGTGCCTCGATGCTTGTGTACGCATTGCGGCGGGTCCCGGTATCGTGGGGCAGAGCGTGTTGGGTGGTCGTATTACGGAACGCGGCAAGTCCGTGATGATCACAGCAGAAGACTCTCAGGCGGCAATTCACCGACGACTCAACCAGATTATCGATCCTGACCAGCATAAAAAGCTGGCAGGGCATTTCTTCATGATTCCGTTGCCGGATGCGGGTGGAACTCGTGCTTATTTGGAGTGTATTGGCGGTGTTTATAGGACAACGGCTGAATGGGATGACATCTGTTCAGAAATCATCCGAATCAGCCCTGATTTCTTCGTTGTGGACCCTTTACAGGCCGTTTTACAGGCTGACGCGAACGATCCAGCGGCAGGGCAAGCGTGGTGGTCCTCGATGAGTCAGTTGTGTGCAGAGGCTAAATGCGCGTCTATGACTACTCACCACATGCGGAAGGACTCAAAAATTGACGGCATCGCCAGCGCACGTGCGGCCACAAGGGGATCCAGTAGTTTGGTAGACGGCGCACGGCTAGTAATTTGTGCGTGGGCGGCACCAGATAGTGACAGATTGGCCGCTGAAGCGGCTCTAAATGAAACTTTAGGTGCGAATGGTTTAGTTCAGGCCGCTGTTGTCAAAAGCAACGAGTACGGTCATGGCGAAATTGCGTCCTACGTTCGAGACCCATCATCAGGATTGCTGTTAGAAGCGACTGAGCAACTTCGAGAGGCTTTAGAACAAGCCGCTACCCTCGATGACAGTGCTTTAGACGAAACCATAGCTGAAGCAAATCGACTTTGGGAGATTGAAAAACCATTCTCCAAAGCGGCGCAGTCAGATCGTTGGGTAGGTAGATGGATGATGGAGCGATTTGGATGCGCTCGGCCTGTTGCTCATAACCATATCAAGGATTGGATCTCGCGGGGTTATCTGATCCAAGAGTGGTGTACACCAATCCGTCGAAATGGTCTTCGAGGCCATTGAGAACGTGTAAATGACCGTGCAGAGACCGTGTAACAAAAAAGCCTCGGTGAGTGATGGCAGTACGGTCTCTATAAGAGATAGAGACCGTGCACTGCTATCACACCCTCGTTCCGACCGAACATGCAGGAGACCGTGAACCGTGCCGCGTGGGTTGAAGTGGATTGAGGGCGATGTTTTTGGAAAGCTGACCGCTTGGCAGTACCTGGGTCGGAGTCCTCGTGGAGCGATGTGGCACTGCCAATGTGAGTGTGGAAACTTGCGAGTGGTCACAGGAGCAGATTTAAGGAAAGGAAGGGTTACCGATTGTGGTCACTGTTATGAACGGGAAGATACCCTTCATGTGGCTGTTCAGGAGCTTAGAGCGCCTTGTGATGAGGGCTGTCACTTTCGAGGGATTTGTATGATCGAGAAGCTGGCTTGTTGGCCCTTTGAGATGTGGGTAAAGCGTGGCGGGGAGCAGAAACCCGACCCAGAGTCATACGCTCCTACGAAGAAGATTTATAAGCGGATATTCAAGAATGGTTAATTCACGTACAAAAGGTAGGGCTGGTGAGCAGGAAGTTGCGCGGATCTTGCGTGATGAATTACGCCTAGAAATACGCAGGAATTGGCAACAACAGGCCGCAGAAGGCGGCTCAGACCTGACGGGAGTGCCTGGTTGGGCAATCGAGATCAAACGTGGCAAGAACATCAGGCTCAATGATGCGTGGCAACAGGCTTGTGCCCAAGCGTTGAGGGTAACGTCTAGACCGGTGCTGATTTATCGGTTTGATCGGCAGGATTGGATGGCCCAAGTGAGCCTGTATCACTTGCGTCCAGAAATGCACGATCATTCGCCCTGCACGATGGCATTAGCTTCTTGGTGCAAACTGGTACGGTTAGAACTGGATGCCGCTGAGTCTTGAACATTTCAAAATGCTCAACGCTAAAGCGTCGAGCCTTGAGATGGGAACAGGTGGCAAACCTGACATCACATTCCAAGAGTGTGCGGATCTCTTAGCGACTGTTGACTATACGGTGAGCGTCTACGCTCGGTACTGGTACGCTAATCAGCTCCATCTATGGCCGACACTGGTAGGTCTGTTGGTGACGGCAATCGCGCCGAAGGATTTAGAGATCGTGCCAGTGTTCTATCGACAGATAGCAGAGCTGGCGCTACGTGTAGCCAGGAGCGAGATTCGCTTGACAAAAGCCCAAAAGGCTTTCGCAACTGAACAGAGACATTGGAAGCGTAAACATGAGGCTTTATTACGTGAAACCCTATCAAAACTAGACGAATTTGATTATGAGTTGCGTGTAGCATTGAAACACTGGAATGAAAAGAATCGCGTAAATGATTGACGATACCTTGAAGTTGAGCGTACAACATTACAATTCGCGACAGCTTTACGTTCAACATTCAGTGGGACACGACATCTCGATATACAGAATCACGTCCGAACTGTGCGCCGTTTAGTGCTGTCCAATACCGTCTACAACTCCTGAAACAATATATCCCACCCACCCCGCGCCGCCGCGCCGGGGGGGAGCGCTTGAACTGCCGGTTCCGAACCCCGGAACCAAAGAACCAATAAAATCAACGACTTAGATGGATTGTACCCTCAAATTGTACCCTTATCGGCGAGAATTGCGGCGACCTGGGCGACCCCCCCGGCCCCCTTTTTATTTTTTTTATAAATAGGAATATCTGTTGTGCAATTCGGTGGGGGAAAATATGGAAAATAAGGAAATGCTTATGAGAGAACGTAACGAACAGCAAGAACGATTCATTGAAGAATTTGTCGTCCACGGCAACGCGACCAAAGCCGCGCTAAAAGCTGGCTACAGCGAAAAAAGCGCCAATACCCGTGGCTATCAACTCAAGGTTCGTTATCAGGATGAGATAGACAAGCGTTCTCGTGAAGCAATCAAGTCATTAGTACCCGGTGCTATCGCACAGCTTAAAACGCTGGCAGTCGAAGGACAGTCCGAACAGGTCCGGTTGGCCGCAACCAAAGACATCCTAGACAGAGCTGGCTTCAAACCAACAGAGAAGATCGAGCAACAGGTAACTCAGGTTGAGCAAACCACTCAGGAGCTAAGAGAGGAGCTGGCACAGCTCATGGGGGAATCTGAATCTGAGCCAGTAGGCACGTTGCAGTGAGGTGACTGAGCTTGAAAAAGCGATTCGCCGCTTGTTGGAAAAGAACCCAGGCGCGAAGCCGCTGTTTAAGGATCTCGATGTAGTTTGGACATCGCCAGACGCTGTGCGTGGCAACTGGGCCGAGTTTCACCACAAGGATGAACCAGGGCCGCCTGGTGAGCCGAATCCGTATCAGGGAAAGCACACCATTGCGCTGAACCGGGAAAGGGTCGGTGCTGAAACAGATCCGGCTGCGCTCGAAGAAATTATTTTAGGTGAGGCGATGCACCTACTGCCCGAGACATTTCCAACAGAGTACGGGGAGTTTGTTTCTGGTTCTGGTGAACCCTACTTAGAAGCCCAGCGCAGACGTTACGAACAAACGGGTGATCCGCGTGATTTTGAGAAGTGGCTTAAATACTCAGGACATGACGCTCTCATTCGCGGGGCATTGCTGAGTGAGATGCCGACACACAAACGCCAGGGGTGGGGCGGTCTACTGTCGCAGTTCCCATTCTCGAAAGAACAGTTCATGGCGCTTGGGGATATAAAGCGACGACTGAAAAAGAAAAAATAAACCCCGCCGAAGCGGGGTGTGGTAATGTTATCCAGCAATCTGACGGTTGCCTCTCGTTAAGAGAGTGGGGCGGGGATTATTTCTCTGCCCCTTTTAGTTTTAATAGCTACCTTCACCATTGAAGCTACCCTCGATACTGTTATCTGGTTTGACGTTCCGGCTCTCTAGGACTTCGGTATAAAGCCTCACCAGATTTTCGTTTTGTTCCCCCTTGTAATGTCCAAGGCACGAACAGGTGGATTTAGCATTGGCCCTGTACTGTTGAAGTTGGGCTGTGGTTAAGGTCAACATTTCTTCATATAGCATGGTGCTTCCTTGCTACTTGCGTAGCGGTTGATGTTTACGACAAGGCGCTTTTAGCCGCTTTCGTCCAGCCGCAGTTTTTCCCGTGGCGACGGAAGATTCGTTTGGCTCGACTCAGCGGATATGGTTTACCTTTGTAGAGCAGTTGCTTCATGTAGCGTTCTTCACTGAAAGGGACTTTCCCTTTTACGGATAACTTGCCGCTACCCATCGGGAGCATCTTCAGGTGCTTTCGACCACGGTTTAAATAGATAGCAGTGATGATGCCGCTGTCAGTATGCCAACTAACTACTTTTGTATCTGTCATGTTGTTCTCCGATATTGTTAAAGAGCATGTCGAAAAACTTATTCGACACCTATATTTTATCAATCGCGTTTTTTGCAAAATTCAAAAACGCAAATTGCTCTCTATAAACATAGAGTGAAGTGAATGAAAATTTCGGAATTTTGAAAAACGCAAAAAATGGTCGAAATAAAAAAAATTGAAAAATTTTCCAGTTTGTTTTTTGATAAAAAAATCTCTAATTGGTTTGACCAGTGCCGTTTTTGACGATTTTCGAGAACAGAATTAATGCCCTTCAAATCGAAAAAGCAACGCGCATGGATGCACGCCAACAAACCAGAGATGGCGAAGCGTTGGGAAGCTGAAGAAAAGAAAACGAAGCCAAAAAAGAAAAAACGCAAAAGTAAAAAGAAGTAGTGCCTAAATAGCTAAATTGAGAAAATCATGGAAATTAAGATATGGCCTCCCAAGCTGAAATAGAAGCATTAGCCGTTGCTAAAGAAATCGCGGCAAATAAAAGAGCGCAAGCGGCTGGTTGGCCTGATGCCGCCGCTTATGAAAGGGACGCCAACCGACGCTCTATTGAGGCGGGTTTTGCTAATGCCGTAGACCAGGAAATAGACGCAAATAGACGTGCTCGTGAAGCTGGATTTGAGAACGCGGCCCTTCAGGAAAACCCAGGTGCGGCGGCCCCAGGCCAATCAATCTATTCTAATTTGCCGTTTGTAGATCCAAGATCCCCTCAAGCGTGGGCGAGTCCTTCTGTTTTGCAGATGCTGGATTACTCAAACCGATTTCCTGTTTTTCCAGCATCCAGTGGTATGTACAAACAACCCACAGGTGGTTTATTGCCAAGAGATGAATCAACTGTAGAGGAAGATCCCCTTTCATGGTTTAGTGCAATTCCTGGTGGTCTATTGTCGTGGGCGTCTATGGCGCTTGAGGACATAAGGCGACGGAAGCAAAAGTAAAAAGAAGCGGAAAACCTAAACATGGCTTTGGCCGCAGTTGACTACGATTCCGAGCACCAGGTACTCAGTCGTAAAGTCGAACTAATCAAACAGATTCGAGAACGAGAGCTGTACAACCAGCTTGACGAGTACGACCCGTACCCTTTCCAGAATCGTTTTCTCGAAACCACAAGGGATTGTTCTCAGACTGTCCTGTGTGCCGGTAACAGAACCGGCAAAACTAAGGTGGGCGCGTTCCTCGCGGCAGCAGCCCTGACGGGCCGCTACCCCGATTGGTATCAAGGACGACGCTTCAACGGCCCTGTGGTGGTTTGGGCGGGTGGTGTCTCAACAGAAAGTGCCAGAGACATCGTGCAAGCGGAGCTGTTGGGAACACCGGGAGATCCCGCCGCGTTAGGCACAGGGATGATTCCCAAAGACTGCATTATTGATACTCAGCGCAAGCCAGGTATTCCGAATGCAGTTGCGATGGCGATGGTGCGGCACGAATCCGGCGGTACGAGTTACGTCTATTTCAAGGCGTACAACATGGGCAACGAGGTCTGGATGGGTCGATCATGTGACATGATCTGGCTCGATGAAGAACCACCGCGTGAGATCTACACACAGGCCGTTACGCGAACTTTAGACCGCAGGGGTATGGTCTACATGACCTACACGCCTGAAGCCGGTATGACGGAAACCACGGCGGGATTCTTTAACGATCTTCGTCCGGGCCAGGCACTCAGTCACGGTAGTTGGGATGATGCGTCTGAAGATGTTGAGACTGTCGTTCACAAGCGAAAAGGTCATCTGACCGAAACAGCGATGACGCAGATCCTTGCGGCGTACCCGCCGCATGAGCGGGAGATGCGGAAGTTCGGGCGACCGACGATTGGTTCCGGTCTCGTATTTCCTGTACCCGAAGAAAAAATTGTTTGTGAGCCGTTTGTCATTCCTGAAAATTATGAACGGATTGCTGGAATGGATTTTGGTTGGGATCATCCAACGGCTGTCTGCTGGATTGCACGCGATCCAGAAGAAGATGTGGTTTACGTTTACGACACTTACCGGCAGTCTAAACAAACGCCGGAAGTTCACGCCGCCGCGATTAAGACCAGACCCTCTTGGATTAGTCTGGCATGGCCGCATGACGGCAACAGGCGTGACTCGATGGGCAATCCTGGCCTTGCGGAGCAGTATCGCGGCCACGGTTGCAATCTTTTGCCGGAGCACTTCACCAACCCGCCAGCAACGGGTGAGAAGAAGGGCGGCAACAGCATCGAGGTCGGCATTATGGAAATGCTGGAACGTATGCAGTCCGACCGTTTCAAAATATTTTTAACGCAGAGCGACATTTTGGAAGAACTGAGAATGTATCACCGCAAGGAAGGGAAAATTCAGCCACTGGCTGACGATCTGATGAGTGCTTGTCGATACGCGGTTCAGTCTTTGCGATTTGCAATGCCGGAAGGCGAGAGTCAATGGAAAGGGGATATTAAGTACCCTGATCTTGGTATCGTCTAATGGCGGGCATGTGGGATTGGATGCCTGGTCCAGCCGGGTTGTGGAACTATTTAAGCCAGTACCCAGAAAGATACCGTGATCAGATCCGTCAGGGGTTGATGGAGTTCTCAGAAAATCCAAGCGCACTCTCAGCGGGACCCCTGGTAACGAGTTTTAATCCGTTAGGTCCGTTTGCGGGTGATGTTACAGCACAGGCCGCGCCACTGGTTGAGCCTATAGCACAACAGCAGAACCGGATGTACGAAGCCCTGACCGGCGAAGAAGGACAGCTTCGCGGTGAACATCTTGCCGGGCCTTTGATCGGGTCGGTATTTCGTGGACGATTACCGGATGTTGGAAAAACTGGTTTTTATTCACCAACCAGCCGCGCACTCGCCAAAGCACAGGACAAAGCTACCGGTCAGCAGTACATCGCCGCAGTTAAAAAAGAGCCAGGCGCATCGAAGGAAGCAATAGAGGGTGGTTTGATCAAGCGGTTGGAAAAAGCCCCCGGCACGATGACGAAGGAACAAGCACTGTCGATGTGGAATCCGGTGGAGCTTACGGAGACAGTTAGGGGTGAAGTGAGGAAGGATTGGAACGCTGAATTATT